CAGCAAGATGATTGCAGGTGATGGATTGGTGGGTGATGAATCGGTGGTCGCGATGTTCGGTGACAAGAAGGTTGATCGCACCGCTTTTGATCTCAAGGTGCAAGGTGGTTTCTATCTTGAGGTGATATGGAGCAATGACCGCACCACCGTAGCGCAGATCAACCATCTGCCATTCGAGAATTGTCGTTTGTCTATTGTCGATGAAACCGATGAGGTGACGGGCGTGTGGTATAGTAAGGATTGGGCGAACTATCGCAAGAAGGGTTGTGAGCCGATGTTCATTCCTCGCTTCAACAAAGGCACCGCAGCGGATGAACCTCGTCAGGTGTATTTCCATTTCGCGAATCGCGCAGGATCGCAATACTATGGTAAGCCTGACTACTTCAGCATTGTTAATTACATTGAACTCGCACGGCAGATAGGTATCTACCACGTGAATAATATTATGAATGGCTTCTTCCCGTCATTTATCATCAGTCAATTTAATGGCGTTCCTGATCCCGAAACAAAGCGCGAGATCATCGCGGAGTGGAATCGTCACGCATCAGGTGCGCGAAATGCTGGTAAGGCATTCTTCACCTTCCACGAAGCAGGCACAACACCTCCGAATATCACTACATTCCCGTTGAGTGATGCGGATAAGCAATACCAATACTTGGAAGAATCGCAGACTCGTCAGATTATGATTGGTCACCGCGTGACATCGCCATTGCTTTTCGGTATTCGCGATGCAGGAGGACTTGGTAGCAATGCTGATGAGCTTCGTCAGTCACTTGCTATCTTCAATGCGTATGTGGTGAAGCCTGCGCAGCAAGACATCGTTGAGGCATTGGAAGTTATTACAGGCAAAGTGGTGCAGATTAAGCCATACATACCATTCGCTTCAGAAGAAGAGACTGCTCCGGCTGCTCCGCAATCGCTTCAATTCGAAAAAAAAAAGATTGATCTGCGCATCCCCGAATCCTTCGAACCAACAAGAGAGATGGCAGCAGAGGCTGAACTTGGATTGAAGTGGAGAGAAGAGTATGGTCGCGGAGGTACTGCCGTTGGCGTTGCTCGCGCACGCGACATCAGCAATATGCGCAATCTTTCATTCGACACCGTGAAGCGGATGAACTCATATTTCAGCCGTCACGCAGTAGATAAGGAAGCCACAGGATGGAATGATGGCGAGGAAGGCTTTCCCACCGCAGGTCGCATCGCGTGGCAGTTGTGGGGAGGTGATGCAGGTCGCGATTGGTCAGCAAGAATAATCGAAAGATACCGCGAGCAGATGTCTGCCGTGCCTTCGTTCAGCGAAGAGGATGAGCAGTCGTGGATTGGTTATCTCGCGGACAAGGGCGAGGTGATTAATACGGAAGAATGGGAACTCATTCGCGAAGATGAAGCTGGCGATCACGCCTTCGAATCTGATTTGAATGAAAAATACAATGCACTTCAACGCACCGATCTTGCGCTAAATCAATATGCCAATGGTGATGAGAAGAGCAGATGGGGAGATAGCGGATTGTATAAACTACGCTACGCATACTCGCAGAATTTAAGCGCAGATAGTCGTGATTTCTGCCGTGAGATGGTAGGCTTGAGTAAGTCAGGTCGTGTATTTAGATATGAGGACATCGCACGAATGAGTGATGAAGGTGTGAATGGTTCATTCGCTCCACAAGGCTCATCCAATTACGACATCTTCACTTGGAAGGGCGGTGTGTACTGCCATCACTTTTGGAAACGGCAAATTTACTTCCGCAAGCGCGATGAGAATGGCAAGTTCCTGCCGAATAAAGGACTTGAGAATGATAAGCGAGTGGGCAATGTGCCTTTCCTTCCGCAGAAAGGCGAGGAAGGTATTGCTCCTATTGACACACCAACACGCGGATCACTTAAAAATATATAACGATGCCACAAGTATTATTCATCACACCCACATATCTCAAGAAAAACACCGCCATCAATGGTTCGGTGGATGACAATCTCATCCTTCCATCTATCCGATTGGCGCAGGATAAGTATGTCGCGCCTTACCTGGGCGATGATCTGATGAATCGTCTGAAGGATGATGTGGAAAACAACACATTGGCTGGTAACTACCAGACGCTGATGGATGACTATGTGCTGCCTTGCGTAGTCTGGTGGACGATGTATGAGATGATTGGTGACCTTGCGTACAAGGTGGACAATGGAAGCATTGTGCAGCGCGTCAGCGAAGACACGCAGCCTGTTGATTCTACAATTATTGAGCAGATGCGCAAGAAGAATCAGAGCAATGCGGAGTATTACACAGGAAGATTGCGCGATTACTTGTGTCACAACTCATCGCTCTTCCCCGAATATAGCAGCAACACATCGCCTGAGCGCGCTCCCATTGGCAAATTGGATATGATTAGTTGGGGCTTCAGCCACGGCAATACGCAGATGAGCAGAACATCTTACGAGCAGTATGATAAACTTTACAAACCAAGAACGTGACAAAAGAACAAAAGGCAAAGCGCGAGGAGTATCTGAAGAAACTCCGCGCATACTACGCACAATTCCAACAAGCGAAAAAAAATGGACGGACCAATAAGTGAAGTGTTGGCATTCCTCACGAAAGGATGGGTGTACATCGGTGGAGTAGTTGCCGGTGTTATTGCGAAGGTCAGCACCGAATTGCTGATGAATCGTAAGCTATCACTCTTGCAATGGATAGGCATCGTGGGCGTGTCAATATTCTGCGGATATGTATGCGCGGTCTATTGCGATGTGAAAGGATATGAACAAGAGGCTAAATATCTTGTGCCATTGTTCACGTTGTTGGGCGAAAAAGGTATGATATATATCAGTACCAACTATAAACGCATAATCGACACCATATTTTTGAATCGCAAATGAGCGAAGAGAAAAAACCACGCAAGCCATTTAACGAGACAGGACTTGGTAAGTTCCTCAAGGAAAAAGTCAAGCCTGTACTTGGTGATGTCGTGTCGATAGCTGGCGATGTCACAGGCATCGAAGCATTGGAGCGCGTGGGTGATATGCTCAACTCAAAGCGCGATGAAGATGCGCGCATTGCTGCTCTTGCATCAGAATTTGAAATGAAGCGAATTGAGTGGCAGATGGAGATGGAGAAGTTGGAGTTGCAGAATGAGATGGAGGCATTGCGCCTTGAGGTGCAAGACCGCGAATCAGCGCGGAATCGTGAGGTGGAATTTATGCGCACCAATGGTGGCAAGCGCGATAGGTTGATGGGCGTAGTAATCATCACAGGACTTGCTCTGATGCTCGCAGTTATTGCTGCTCTCGTCTTTATTGACATACCTGAAGAAAACAAAGAACTTGCGTATATGGCATTCGGTGCGGTTATGACGGTAGGCACTCAGATATTCGCCTACTATGTCGGAAGTTCACGCGGATCGCGGATGAAAGATGAGGCATTGCGCAAGAGATGATGTATGAATCGCATCAAGATCACCGACAACTTCTATCTCGATGAGTTCATCGATCCGATAACTTATTCAGAACGCGGTGAAAGATCCATCCAACTGATGGATATGCGCATAATCCTCGCCATTCAGCATCTGCGCGAGGTAATCAACAAGCCAATCACTATCAATAATTGGGCATCGCGTGGGCAGTTTCGTGAATCAGGACTGCGAAGAGCAGACACGCGCACAGGAGCGCGATGGTCGCAACATAAATATGGCAGAGCATTGGACTTCCGCGTGTCGGGAATGACACCGCGAGAGGTGCATCAGGTCATTCATCAGCACCAAAGAACATTGATTGAACGCCAATGGATAACCACATTGGAAGATGCGCGTGACACGCCATCGTGGACACATATCGATTGCAGATACACAGGTAAAGATTCATTTCTAATCGTAAGACCGTGACAACTAAAACAACTACCATACGCAAACGCGCACCGAAGTTCTACCACGAAGACCTGCTGGTAAAGCGAATCGTGATGGAAAGCAATAGTGAGCGCATCATTCTTGTTACGCAAGCTATTCGGTCGGAATATATCACGCGCATCGCTGAATCTCGCGAATACGAGAATGCGAGTGTCTTGTGGATATTGAACGAAGAGAGTCCTATGACGGTGGATTGTCCGTTCAATGAGTTCTATGAGGCGTGGGTAACGGCAAGGAAAAATACTTACCTAAACAATGCGATATGAATCTGACACGGACTTGTCTTGAATATCGGAAGCAATATCCCGATATGCCCACGCTCACGCTGGCTAAACTAATCTACAAAGCACTTGACAATAAACCTGCATCCATTGAATCGGTGCGATCCGCATTAAAGCGAATTGAAGGTAAGAATGGGAAAGCAGAGCGTGATAGATTAAGCAAAACATATGGTAGCACTTACAAGAGTGAACATCGTCCGCTGAATCCATTCGATGATCTTCCTAAATCATACGCGCAGAAGCGCAAGGCAGTTGATGTAAAGGGCAATGCTATCTTGTTCTTATCCGACATCCACTTCCCGTATCAGGACAACGAAGCGTTGAATGTCGCATTGCAGTATGGCATAGAGAATAAGGCAGACACCATCTATCTCAACGGTGACATAATGGATTGCTACCAGCTATCGTCCTTTGAGAAAGATCCGCGCAAGCGTGGATTCGCGAAGGAACTTGTCTGATGTGAGAGCATTCATCGCCATACTGCGAAGAGAATTTCCACAAGCCAACATCTATTACAAGGAAGGCAATCACGAAGAGCGATATTGGAGATATATGCGCATCAAGGCAGCGGAGTTGATAGGCGTGGAAGCATTCACTCTGCCCGAATTATTGCATCTGAATCTTCACAATGTTCATTACATCAATGGCAAGAGCAAGGCAACCATTGGCAAGCTGAGCGTCTTCCACGGTCACGAGTTCGGACATTCCACATTCTCACCCGTGAACGTAGCGAGAGGCTTGTATATGCGTGCTAAAGCCAATGCTATCTGCGGTCATTCGCATCAGACGAGCGAGCATACTGAGCGAGATGTGAATGATAAGATGCTGACTACTTGGAGTGTCGGATGTTTATCCGAATTATCACCGGATTACGCACCATACAATAAATGGAATCACGGATTTGCGTTCATCACGCGCAATGGTGCAGACTTCACGGTGCATAATAAGCGAATCTATAATGGGCGCATCTTGTAATTAGCGTCCACTACCCACGCTATACACTCCGTAATTCGGACGCAGTTCAAAGTACATACGCATCATAATCGAATCGGCAAGGTCAGGCGAGAATCCGTGCAGACGCGCAATCTGATCCTTGCTCGTCACCGATAACTTACCATCACCATCAGGATTCTTGCGCCTGATTAGGTCTAATTCCTTGACAATCTCATCGCGATAACCGCAGATGAATGTGATCTTATTCTGCTCGACCATTTCGCCAAGACGATAGTAGCATTCAGCCTTCAGATTGGCATATCGCTCAGGATGTATTGCACGCGATCCGTTGAGGAATCCGCGACACTTCAGCGCATCTACCACACCACCGCCTACGCCATCCTCATCCGCAATAACATTCTTGAGTGGCACTTGCTTCTGCGCCATCACCTCACGCACCTTGTTGACAACCTCATCCGTCCGCGCTCTGCGCAAGATGGTAAGTGATACGAGTGTCATCCCTTCCCAATAGGCGATAACCGTCCTATCCTTTCCGAGACGCGCGATGTCTGCGGTGATGTATTTTTCACCAGCAATCATCTCATTACGGAAGCATCTGAGCAAGTCATCGACATTGTATATGCGGTCGATGCTCTCATCGTAATCCCAATCGCCATCGCGTAGGCGTTTGCGGTCCTGCTCAGGCAAGCGCGAAAGTGTATCGAGGTAGGTCTCCGGAAGGTGGGTGTTATCGCCCGGCAGCGCAGGAACGAAGACGCGATGATGTGGTAGTGTGCCGTCCTTGTATGGCTGATAAAACTCATTGTAAAGCCATCCGCGCGATGGGTTACAAGTCATCAATCCTTTTGGCTTCAATCCGTATTGGTTTAACTTGAATCGCACGCGACTGCTAACGATATCCACCGCCTTCTTCGTGACTTGCGCTACCTCGTCAATAAAGTAGTCAGTGATTTCAAGTGAACCGAGACTATCAAAGTTCGGATCGGATGGATAAGAGAAGAGGTCTTTTAAGATAATCTCCGAGCCGTTATGGAATGTGATGATGTTAGCCTGACCATTGAATGTGTAGTGCTTACCACTAATAAGATTTAGTTGTCCACATACTTCAAAGAAAGTTCTGAGTGTGGTCTTCTTGAGCGTGTCAAGTTTGGAGCGACCAATCAATCCGCGACTACCTGCGTAGCGCAGTCTGCGCATAATCTGCCATCGGCATCCGAGCCAAGATTTTCCAGATCCAGCAGAACCTCCGTAAAGCACAAGCTCCGCATCGCTATCACTTGACAAGTGATGCAACGCTTCGATCTGCTTTGGTAGGTAGTCGATTTGCCAATTCAATCAGAAGCAATATTTTTTAAAAAAAGTATATGGAACTACCTTCATCTTCATCAATATCCATATCATCGGTCTCCACGCCTTAAAATTGTATCGATCATAATTAGCGCGATCACCGATGTCACCAAGTGTTGCCTTGTAAATATCATCAGCGGCATCACCGAATTTGGTGAAATCGAAATCAGGCTTCTTGTGTAGTGCGCAGATAGCATCTTCCTTAGTCATCAATCCACTCCTCACTTGCGCTGAATAATATACGATGCGCTTGTCAATTCCGAATTTAACTG